ACCTTTGGTTCGTGATTTAGGTAATAGCATTTTAGGTGGCGGCACTTCTAATCCAACCACAAGTCCTTATCCAGATGGCCCGGATGTTGTAACAATTGTTGCTCGTAATATTGGCACACCTTTTGCACCAATTTTTAGTCGCCTATCATGGACAGAAGCACAAGCATAAATGCAAACTGTTACTACATTACCAATACTGCAAACCGTCAGTGATGCAACAATTCACTATGTCGGTTTGCAGCCTGCAATATCTGGCAGAACAACAGCAGAGTATGTTAATCGTAACATATCGTTTAGTCCTGCCTCAAATACTTTAAACATTGCAGTCAATGTAAACTTTTTGCCTAATGCAATCAATGGTGCAGCAATAGTTGATAATGGTATTACTTCAACCAAAATTGCTCCATTAACTAGGCTTATTGAGCAATCAAAAATAATTCCTGCTCAGTTAAGCGGTAATGTAAATATTGATTTACTTGAATCAACCATATATTATATAACTCAGTTTCCATCAGGAAACTTGACATTTAATCTTCGTGGTAATTCTACAATACCTCTTGATAGAATTTTAAACCCAGGACAATCAATTACCACAGCATTTTTGATATCTCAGAACGTTGCACAATATTCAGCAAATATTGCAATTGACGGAGTATATCAAGCAGCAAATACTAGATACTCTGGTAATGTAAGACCTGGATTTTCCTCAACGTTGGCTAGACCTATAGTTGATGTGTATTCAATTACTATTATTAAAGTTGATGCAAATTCATATACATTATTAAGTTCTAATACAATTTTTGGTTTAGGATAAATGATTCAAAAAGTCCGTTCACCTCTCATTGGAACAACAAATATTACGGGCAACTTAATTGCTGGTGGTGCTGTTGCTAGTAATAATATTGTTGTTTCTACAATTACTGGCAACTTGATTGCTAGTGGTGCTGTATCTGGTAATAACATTACGACAAATGCCATTCGTGGTAATAATATTGTCGCCGGCACAATTACAGGTAATTTAATCGCTAACAATGCTGTTTCTGGAAACAATATAGTATCACCTCCTGACATCTTTGATGATGTTTTCTTATTTGGAGGTATGTAATATGCCAGAACAAAAAGTAGAATCGGGTCGTATAGCAGATGGTGCAATTCTTGGAAATAAAATTGCAACAAACGCCGTTCGTGGCAACAATATTGTTGCTGGTACAATTACTGGTAACTTGATTGCACCACAAACAATTACTGGTGATGACTTAGCCGATAACATTATTCGTGGTAATAATATTGTTGCTGGTACAATTACTGGTAACTTGATTGCACCACAAACAATTACTGGTGATGATTTGGCGCCCAACAGTGTTCGTGCTAATAATATCGTAGCAGGTCAGGTCGCAGGTAATACTCTTGCTGCAAATTTACAAATATCTTTGACACAAGTATTTGAAAGCGCCAATGTTTTCACAACAGCGGTTGGTGGCAATGTAAATATTGATTTACAAAATAATACAGTATATTTCTTTTCTTCAAATACTACTGCAAATGTAACTTTCAATCTAAGAGCAAATACACAAAATACTTTAGATTCACAATTGTCTATAGGACAATCAGTCACCACGGCAATTTTGTTGAAACAAGGTGCGACAAGATATCGTGCAAATGTATATGTTGATGGTGTGTTACAAGTTCCTTTTTATTTGGGCAATTCTGCACCATCTTTTGCAACAACGCAACAAGAATCTGTTGATGTATATTCTTTTAATATTATAAAAACGGCAGCAAATACATATACTATATTAGCAGCAAACTCTAATTTTCAAAAAGCAATAAACCAAAACCCATAACATCATGACTATTTCAACTAGACAACAATTTAAAGATTATTGCTTACGCCGACTTGGTTGGCCAGTTATTGAAATTAACGTTGATGATGATCAAGTAGATGATCGTATTGATGATGCATTAAATTTTTGGCGTGATTATCATTTTGATGGAACAGAAAAACTGTTCATGAAACATCAAATTACACAAGAAGATATTAATCGTAAGTGGATTTACTGTCCTGATGCTGTGCAATTTGTCACTGGTATTTTTCCATTTGATCAATCTAATGCGTCAATCAACATGTTTGATTTGCGTTATCAGTTACGTCTGCACGATTTATATGACTTTACTTCGGTATCATATGTGTCCTATGAAATCACAATGCAGCATCTACGTACATTGAATTTGCTATTTTCTGGTACACCACAGTTTAGATTCAATCGTCATCAAAATAAAGTGTTTCTTGACATTGATTGGACAAGAGATGTGCAACCTGGTGATTGGGTTGTCGTTGAGTGTTATCGTACAATTCGACCAGAGACAGTTGTATTGACAGGTACAGTTACAGGTTCACCATCTTCAAATACCATTACTGGATATGGCACAAAATTTGATCAAGAAATTGTACCGTTTGACTTCATTACTATTGGCACAGAATCAAAACAAGTTGGTAATATTGAATCTCCTACAAGTTTAACATTAGTAGGACCACCAACGCTGACACATAACAATTCGGCAATTCAAATTGAAGGTACCACTGATGTATGGAATGACCGTTTTCTGAAACAATTAGCCACAGCAAAAATCAAACAACAGTGGGGCAATAACCTTAAAAAGTTTGAAGGTATTCAAATGCCAGGTGGTGTAACACTCAATGGTCAAAAGATTTATGATGAAGCAACAGAAGAAATTAAAGAGATGGAAGAACAAATCTACATGATGGGTTCTCTACCATCAGAAATCTTTACTGGATAATGGCTACAAATTTCTATTTCAATAATTTTCCAAGCAGACTTGCAGATGCTCCGATTACTCCTGAGCAACTGCTGGTTGAAGACTTGGTAATTGAAGCACTTAAAATTTATGGGCTAGATGTCTATTATTTGCCACGCACAACACGTGACCAGGTAGATTACCTTTTTGGTGAAGATCCACTCAAACAATATTTGACCGCACATGCCATTGAGATGTACCTTGAAAATGTTTCGGGGTTTGATGGTGAACAAGATTTTATATCTAAATTTGGCTTAGAAATTCGTGATGAAGTCACTATGCTTATATCACGACTAAGATTTAGATATACAGTTAATGGCTACACAAGACCACGTGAAGGTGATTTAGTTTATGTGCCAATGACCACAAGTTTTTTTGAAATTACTAGTGTGGAATCTGAAAACGATCAAGCAATGTTTTATACATTAGGCCGTGGTCGTGGTGGTAATGTATATGTCTATGCTTTAAGAATGAAACAGTTTTACTTTTCCAATGAAATTATTGAAACAGGTATCGCAGAAATTGATAATAGTATTCGTAATTACTACCCAAGACTACGTATTTCTTTAGGTTCAGGTTCAGGTAAATTTGTAAATGATGAGATTGTGTATCAAGGTTCAAACGTTTCTTCAGCAACAGCACAAGCGTTGGTTTATGATTTTCAACCAAATTCATATATTGATGTTTATCGTATGCAAGGTGACTTTACAGCGTCAGCCAATGTAAAAGGTAATACAAGTTCTGCACAGTGGACAGTTACACTTGCATCGGATGCACCAGTTCAAAACACAGCATTTGAAGACATCATTGACAATGCACGTATTGAAGCAGCAAGTGATGGTATCATTGACTTTACGGAAGTTAATCCGTTTGGAGAACCGTAATGTTAGGTAATGCACAATTTTATCATCGCACCATTCGTAAAATGGTTGTTGTGTTTGGCACAATGTTTAATGATCTTGAGATTGTTCGTTATACACAATCAGGTTCACCAAAAGAAAAACTTAAAGTGCCGTTGTCGTATGGACCCAAAGAAAGATATTTGACACAGATTACTTCTGATCCGAATCTTATTAAGTCAGTCAATTCTGTGATACCAAGAATGTCATTTAATCTTGACAGTCTTGAATATGATTCCAGCCGTAAACAGATTTCTACATTACAGAACTTTGCAGCAGCAACAAATACTGGTGTAGCGACACAATATCTTCCTGTGCCTTACAATTTTGAATTTAGTTTATCAATATATGTTCGTAATACAGAAGACGGCACACAAATACTAGAACAAATTTTGCCGTTTTTTACGCCAGACTTTAGTGTTGTGGTAGATTTTATACCTGCAATGAATCAAAAATATACTGTACCAATCATACTCAACTCTGTTGCATCTACAGTTGAATATGAAGGTGGTATGTCTGACGGCACAACAAGAATTATTGTATGGGATTTGACGTTTACTGCTAAAAGTTTCATCTGGCCACCAGTCAAATCTGGCAAGATTATTAATCAGGCAAATACAAATGTCAATATCGACCTTACATCTAAGTTGATACAAAAAGTCTATGTTGATTATGCCAATGGTAATAATGTATATACCACTGGTGAAACAATTCGTGACACTGCTAATGGATTCTTTGGTACAGTGGAATACTTCAGTAATACTTCACTTGGTACACTTGTTATCACAGGTGGCAATGAGTACATTAAACCAGGATATACATTAATTGGTGATTACTCAGGTGCAAAATACAATGTGGCCACACTTGATGTAACATCAATCAATGCCGCTGCGGTAATCACTGAACCCACACCGACAACTGCTGCACCACCCGCTGATTTTGGATTTACCGAAACAATTAAAGAATGGCCAGATACATTATGAAAAAACTAAACAAAAACTTGTCAGAGATTTTTGATGTTGAGCCTATTGAAGAAAAAACAATAGAAACATTGCCTGTTATTGTGGAGGATTCTACTAATCAAATCGATTCTGATGCTGAATTTGCTCGTACCAATATGCGTTCATTAATTGATAATGGTAACCGAGCATTGTCTGAACTGGCATCCGTAGCGAATCAGTCAGAATCACCAAGAGCATATGAAGTCTTAGCCACAATGATGAAAAATCTGGCTGAGATGAATAAAGATTTATTAGAACTTCAGAAGCGTAAAAAAGAACTTGCACCTCAATCAGAATCTAGTAAAAGTGTCAGTATAGATAAAGCAGTATTTGTTGGAAGTACAAACGAGTTACTTAAAATGATTAAAGGAAATAAATAAAATTATGGAACAACTAATCGAACAAATGAAAGTTATCTTGGGTACAAATTTTGGTTTGTATTTTAAAGCACACACCTTTCATTGGAATGTAGAAGGTCCAGACTTTGCACAGTATCATGGTTTCTTAGGAGACTTTTATGAATCTGTGTTTGAACAGACCGATTCAATTGCTGAACACATTCGTGCGTTAGGTTCGTATGCACCAACAACACTTGCACGAATGATGGAACTGTCAAAAGTGCAAGACATCGTTGCTATACCTTCACCACTTATTATGATGTCTGAATTAGCACAAGACAACGATAAATACATCATGGAACTTCGTACTGGTATTGCAATTGCTGATGCCGCAGACGAACCTGCTGTAGGTAATTTCTTACAAGACATTTTAGACGCTCATCAAAAACATGGCTGGATGTTGAAAAGTTTCACACGATAAATTATGGATGACGGCTATCTTGGAAATTCCAGGCTCAAGAGGGTCGGCGTTGAAATATCCTATACTGAAGAACAACTCAAAGAGATTGTAAAATGTACTGAAGACCCAGTATATTTTATTCGCACTTACGTTAAGATTGTCAACGTCGATAAAGGTCTTGTGCCTTTTGACATGTGGCCATTTCAAGAAGAAATGGTCACTCAGTTTCACAATAATCGTTTTGTTATTGCAAAAATGCCACGACAGGTTGGTAAAACTACCACGACTGTTGGTTACATGCTTTGGTCTGCACTGTTCAATGAAGAGTTTGTAATTGGTATTCTTGCTAACAAACTCCAACTTGCTCAAGATATTCTTGCCAAAATACAAAAAGCCTATGAGTATCTACCCATGTGGCTTCAGCAAGGTATCATCAACTGGAACAAACGATCTATTGAATTGGAAAACGGTTCAAAGATTTATGCGTATGCAACATCAGCAGCCGGTGTTCGTGGTGGTTCATACAATCTAATCTTTCTTGACGAATTTGCTTTCGTACCGCACAACATGGCGGTAGACTTCTTTACCTCTACTTACCCAGTTATCTCTTCCGGTAAAACATCTAAAGTAATTATTGTTTCTACACCGAACGGTCTGAATCTGTTCTACAAGATGTGGACAGATGCTATTGAAAAACGTTCGACATACAAAACACTTGAGATTCACTGGTCAATGGTGCCTGGTCGTGACGAAAAGTGGAAAGAAGAAACGATACGAAACACTTCTGAAGAGCAGTTTCGTCAAGAATTTGAGACAGAATTTATCGGTTCTTCAGCAACACTCATCTCAGGTTCTAAGCTGCGTTCACTAGCATTTCATGACCCAATACGAATTGAAGATGATGGAAATCTCTTTGTGTATGAAGATCCACGACCAGGTCGTATCTACATTGCTACCGTGGACTGTGCAGAGGGTGTAGCATTAGACTATCATACAGTCAACATTATTGATGCCACTGAGGCACCGTACAAACAAGTTGCACGATATCGTAATAATAAATTGCCGTTACTATTTTTTCCAACGGTAGTTTATGCTTTAGCCAATCGTTATAATCAAGCCTATGTGCTGATTGAAACAAACAATGTAGGTCAACAAGTGGTGGATATTTTACACTATGACCTAGAATATGAAAACATCTACAAGTTAGAACACCATCATATCAAAGGTCAAAGCATCTCTGCTGGCTTCAAAAGGTCAGTGGCCTTTGGTGTAAAGACAACAAAATCAGTCAAGAAAATTGGATGTGCTAACCTCAAAACATTGATTGAAAATGACAAACTCATTATCAATGACTTTGATACCATTGCTGAACTGAACACTTTTGTTCGTAAAAAAGACTCATATTCTGCCGAAGAAGGCAACAATGACGATATTGTGATGGGTCTGGTGCTTTATGCGTGGCTGACAGCACAGACTTTCTTTAAAGATGAAACAAGAATCGACATACGAAAGATCATGCTGGAAGAACAGAATTTACTAGGTGAAGAAAGTATGCTGCCGTTTGGCTTTATTGAGGATGGTCTGCGTAGAGAGGTGGAAGTAGAAGATGGTGACATGTGGGAGCCACCGGCGGGTTATTTATCATCAAGTTTATAAAAAACTAAATAGACAATAAAAAGAATATTGACCCAACAATAAAAGGAGAAATCCAATGGCATTTCAATTATCACCTGGAGTGAATGTATCAGAGATTGATCTGACTACAGTTATTCCTTCAGTTGCCACTTCTACTGGCGCTTTTGTAGGACCTTTTAATTGGGGACCAATCGGTGTTGTAACAACTATTTCCGATGAAGTTCGTCTAGTGAACTCATTCGGTAAACCAGATAGCAATAATTATGAATATTGGTTCTCTGCTGCGAACTTTCTAGCATACGGAAACAATCTTAAAGTCGTTCGTACTCAAGGTTCAGGCGCTCTAAATGCTACAGCAAACGGCACTGGTGTGCTGATTAAAAACGAAGACGATTATGTTGATAATCACACCGGTTATGCTGCTGGTTCATTTGGTAATACCGGTGGTTGGGCTGCACGTTATGCAGGCGAACTAGGTAACAGCATTCTTGTTTCGATGGCTGATGCTAACACATATAACGTATGGGCATACAGAGCCCAGTTCAGCGCAACTCCAAACACATCTTCATACGTTGCAAGCCGTGGCGGTGCTAACGATGAAGTACACATCGTTGTTGTTGATGAAGATGGTTTGTGGACAGGTGCAGCAGGTACAATTCTGGAAAAATACGCATTCGTTTCTAAAGCATCTGACGCTAAAGATGACAGCGGCAATTCAAACTACTACAAAGATGTTATTAAAAATAAGTCACAGTATGTTTGGTCCTTGTCACACCCAACAAACCTAGGTTCTGGTACTGCTTGGGGTTCTACAGCAAACGTAAGTGCATTTAAACTTCTGACAAGCAACTCATCTAACTCACTATCTGCTGGTGCTGTTGGCACAAGTGGTACAGCAAACGTCACATCTGGATGGGATCAGTTCAAGAATGCAGAATCAGTTGATGTTTCTTTGCTTGTAACTGGTACAGGTAACAGCACAATTGCTTCATATGTTATCAGCAATATTGCTGAATCACGTAAAGACTGCGTAGCATTTATTTCACCAGAAAAAGCAGACTGTGTTGATAATGCTGGTAACGAAGTAACTGATATTACAGCATTCCGTAATGGTCTAACATCATCTTCATACTCAGTGCTGGATTCTGGTTATAAGTATCAGTATGACAAATACTCTGATACATATCGTTGGATTCCTCTGAATGGTGACATTGCTGGTCTGTGTGTTCGTACAGACTACGAACGTGATCCATGGTTCTCACCAGGCGGCTTGAATCGTGGTATCATCAAAAATGTAATTAAACTTGCTTGGAACCCAACAAAGACAAATCGTGATGATCTATATCAAGTGGGTGTAAACCCTGTAGTAAGTTTCCCAGGTGAAGGCACAGTTTTATTTGGTGATAAAACAATGTTGAGCAAGCCAAGTGCATTTGATCGTATCAATGTTCGCCGTTTGTTCATCGTACTTGAAAAAGCAATCTCACGTGCAGCACGTTTCTCTCTGTTCGAATTCAACGATCAGTTCACACGTGCCCAGTTTGTTGCATTAGTAGAACCATTCCTGCGTGATGTTCAAGGTCGTCGTGGTATTACTGACTTCCGTGTAGTCTGTGATGATACAAACAACACAGGAGAAATTATTGACCGTAATGAATTTGTTGGTGACATTTACATTAAACCTGCTCGTTCTATCAACTTCATTCAACTTAACTTTGTTGCAGTTCGTACAGGTGTGAGTTTCAATGAAGTGGTAGGTGCAGCTTAAATAAAAGAGAAACAGGAGAAAAATAAATGGCATTTAACGTAAATCAGTTCCGTTCACAACTAACAGGTGACGGTGCCCGCCCAAATCTATTTGAGGTATCAATGCCGTTTCCTGCGTTCTCACTACCAGGAAACGCACAAACAAAAATGACGTTCATGTGTAAGACAGCACAACTCCCAGGGGCAACTCTAGGTGTTGTGCCTGTTCAATACTTTGGGCGTGAATTGAAGTTTGTAGGCAACCGTACTTTTGCTGATTGGACAGTAACAATTATCAACGATGAAGACTTTGTTGTACGCAATGCATTCGAACGCTGGATGAATGGCATCAATAGCCACAATCTAAATATTCGTAATCCCGTTGCAGGTACACCATTAGGCTATTCAGTTGATGGTGAAGTTACACAGTTTGGTAAAGCGGGTAACTCAATCAAAAAATATAAATTTGTTGGTCTATTCCCATCAGACATCACACCAATTGATGTTGATTGGGGTTCAAATGATACGATTGAAGAGTTTTCTGTAACGCTAACCTACCAGTGGTGGGAAGCGATTGCAGATGGTGTGGTCTAAGAGTAGGGCATTTGCCCTACTTTTATTACAGGATGATATTTAATGGCAATTAAACTTTTTGGCTTTACTTTAGGCTCAAAGGATGTCGTCAAGGCTGAAAAGCCCGAACAGGCATCTTTTGCTTTGCCTTCTGCAACCGTAGATGATGGTGCTGTTACCGTTACGCAGAATGCGTATTACGGTACCTATGTTGACCTAGAAGGTTCTGTTCGCAACGAAATAGAACTTATCACACGATATCGTGAGATGTCAAATCACCCCGAATGTCAAATGGCTATTGATGAAATCGTCAATGAAGCCATTACTCATGACGATAGAGGTAAAGTAGTTGATATTGTTTTAGACAATCTCAAACAGCCAGAGTCAATTAAGAAAAAGATTTCAGAAGAATTTAACAACGTCTTGAAGATGTTGAACTTCAGTAATCTTGCTGATGATTTATTCAAACGTTGGTATATTGACGGTCGCATGTTTTATCATGTTGTAGTCAATGATAAAAATCCTAAAGAAGGTATTCAAGAACTTAGATACATTGACCCACGCAAGATTCGTAAAGTGCGTGAAGTTAAAAAAGATCGTGATCCTAAAACAGGCGCCATGATTGTTGTATCGGTTGCTGAATATTATGTCTACAATGACCGTGGCACAACCACTCAAACATTTACATCAAATGTAGGTCAAGGTCTTCGTATTGCACCAGATTCAGTTATCAATATTAATTCTGGTTTGATGGATGCCAAGAATACATTTGTTATCTCATACCTACACAAAGCAATCAAGCCACTCAATCAATTAAGAATGATTGAAGATGCGATTGTTATCTATCGTATTAGCCGTGCGCCAGAACGCCGTATCTTTTATATTGACGTAGGTAATTTGCCACGTGGTAAAGCAGAACAATATCTGCGTGACATCATGATCAAGTACCGTAACAAGTTGGTATATGATGCTAACACCGGTGAGATTCGTGATGAACGTAAGCACATGTCAATGCTTGAAGACTTCTGGTTACCACGCCGTGAAGGTGGTAAAGGCACAGAAATTTCTACACTACCTGCTGGTCAAAACTTAGGTGAACTAGAAGATGTCAAGTATTTTCAAAAGAAACTTTTGCAATCGCTTAATGTCCCATATTCAAGACTTGAATCACAAGAAGGCGGGCTTGCTGGCCTTGGTCGTAGTCAAGAAGTTACACGTGACGAACTAAAGTTTGCCAAGTTTGTTATTCGTCTGCGTAATAAGTTTTCACAAGTATTTGATGAAGCACTCAAGATTCAATTGGTACTAAAAGGCATTTGTACACGTGAAGAATGGGAATCGTTTAAAGAAGATATTTACTACGACTTCCGTAAAGACAATAACTTTACTGAACTGCGTGAAGCAGAGTTGCTACAAAACAGATTGCAAATGGTAGGTTTGGTTGATCCATACATTGGACGTTATTTCTCACAGCATTATGTCATGAACAAAGTTCTAATGATGACTGATGAAGAAATTGAAAATATGCAAAACCAAATACAAGAAGAAAAAGATACTTTACCAGACAACATGCAAGGACCAGTAACTATGCAACAAGGCGCACAGCCTGCACAGTTACCACCAGAAGATAATACTACCGAAAATGTAGAAGAAGAAGAGTCGTTGACGCCTGGTCTTGACGATGAGGTGAACAAGTCAGTGGTCAATATAAATAATAGACGCAGATAAGAAAGGTTATTATGGAAATTAAAGATATTATTAATAACATTGCCGCTGGTGATAGCGCAGCGGCAAAAGAAAGTATAGAAAATGTTTTATCCGCAAAAGCGTTCGATGCGCTGCAAGGCCGTAAGCAAGAAATCGCTTCTACTCTATTTGGCGGGAAAGACCAAAGCGACGAAGAAGTTACCGGCGATGAAGAAACTGTAGAACAAGAATGAAGTCTTTACTGGAATTCAAATCTATTGTAGAAGAAGAGAAGCAAGACTACTCTAAGTTTGATGCACTTGTTCGTGCTGGTTTGGCGAACAAAGCACAGTTGGCTCGTATTCATAAAATCTTAGATAAGATGGGTGAAGAACGACCACAATTCAACAATGCTGATCGTGAAATCATGCGTAATCTTTTTAATCGCATGGTAGATTTGGTTTCCAGTAAACAGATTTATGGTAAAGCAAGACAAGCAGTACGTGAACAATTAGAAGAAGGTATGATTTCTACTGCTGATGTCAAGACTGATATTGAAGGTAAAAAACATCGTAGACATAGAATAAAGATTGGTGATGTAGGTTACGAAGTGCAAAAAGAAGCACGTATGGACACACCTCTTGTTCCGGATCCACCTGTTATTTTGGTAATCAAACGTAAAGCAGTAAGATTGTATCCAGATGGTACACGTATTGCTTTATATTGGAGTGACAAACTAAAAAGAGTATTCAGTGTGCCTTATGGTCCTATGCTTGATTCACCAATTCAAGCAGAAGAATATGTCAAAGAATTGATGGAAGCAGAAGAGTTATTGCTCAATGATGGCAACATAATTAGTCTGAACGAAGAAACAAAACAACAAATTATAAACACATACGGTCAGTTAGAAGAAGATAGCAAAGAACATTTTTGGCAACAACTAACAGAGTCCGTAACAACGTTTGGAAAACTATATGAATTTTGTAGAACTAATTCTACAGAATAGATTAGACGAAGCCAAAGAGTTAATCTTTGCACGTTTGGATGATATTGCTTCTGTTAGATTAGAAGAAGCAAAGCCGTATGTTGTTGATGCAATGTACGAAGAGATTGAAGTTGACGAAGAAGTATTAGAAGAAGCAATTAAAAAACGCAACCCAAACATTGTAAAGATGGGTCGTATACAAAAGATTCGTCGCCGTATTCGTCGCAACAAAAAAGGTAGAATTGTCGTACAAAGAAATGTAAGACGTTCAGGTATTAAAGGCTATCGTTTGTCTGGTAACACAGTAAAACGTATACCAGCAACAGTAAGATTACGTAAAGCACGTTTGTTGAAACGTTCTTGGAAGACAACTAGAAAAAGTAAACTAAGACGCACATTGTTAAAAAGAAAAATGTCAATGCGCCGTCGTAAATCTATGGGACTAAAGTAAATGGCAAGCTACGAAATTACCCAATCATTGAAACAAAAAACTTTGATTCGTATTATTGGTACAGGTAACGCACGAATCAATCTTTCACAGATGGCCAGAAATGCTGGTGAAACAGTTCAGTCTGCTGATATTTCAATTGTGTCTGGTGTAACAGAAGGTGTATGGAAAGTTTATCGTGGCAATGATGCTACAGGTCAATTGATTTTTGAACTTCCAGCTTTCTCAAATTTTGAGATGACTGAATTTGATTCAGCAATTGCTAACTCTGCTACAGCAAATGTTTTTGTTACAAACTCTGGTGCAACTGGCACGTTGTTTTTACAAATGGCAAAAACATCAACATTTAATCCTCCATTGGATAGCGTATAAGGATTTCCATGAAACTCATTAAAGAACATATTGAAAATGTAAGATATCTCACCGAAAAAACTGAAGACGGTAAAAAGAATCTATACATTGAAGGTACATTTCTAGTTGGTGATGCAGTCAATCGCAACAACCGTATGTACAAAATGGATACACTCCGTAATGAAGTCGCACGATATACAGAAGAATATATCAACACCAATCGTGCGCTTGGTGAACTAGGACATCCAGATACACCTTCACTAAATCTAGAACGTGTGTCACACAAGATTACAAGTTTGGTAGAGAATGGTAATACATTTGTGGGTAAAGCACTGATTATGGAAACACCTTATGGATTAATCGCTAAGAATCTTATTGAATCTGGTGTTAATCTTGGTGTTTCTTCACGTGCTTTAGGTTCTGTTGTAATGACAAAAGAAGGTTATAATCTAGTACAAGATGACCTGCGTCTTGCAACTGCTGCTGATATCGTTGCTGACCCTTCTGCTCCTGGTGCTTTCGTTCAAGGTATCATGGAAAACAAAGAATGGATGTTCGTAGAAGGTAAATTTGTAGAGTCACACATTGACTATGCTAAACAGCAAATTCGCAAAGCATCACGCAGAGATATTGAAACAGTTGGATTACAACTTTTCGAAAACTTCCTACGAAAACTTTAAATTTTATAAATAAGAAATCATAAGGAGATATTCAATGGCAACAAACAAACTCATGGAAGCAGCAGCAGAAATTCTTGCATCTAGCAAGTCATCTGCTCCTGGTATGCCAATGCCTAAGTTAGCCTCTGTTACTCCAGGTAATCCTGGAACACCAGAAGACTTGGGTGGTCCTACATATCACAATAACAAGCCTACTGACGATTCTAACAAATTGAACATGAAGGGCAAAGATACATCTGGAACAAACCAGGCTTCTATCAAGACAAAACCTTCCGCAGCATCAAGCGATGTTCAACTTGGCGACAAGAACATGAAAGCGGGCACAGGTACAGCAATGATGCCTGAAGAAACAGAAGATGAAAGCGAATTGGTACTTGATGATGAATCAGCAATTGAAGAAATGAAAGCACAGATGAAAGAAGATGTTGCTTCATTGTTTGCTGATGATGCATCAATTTCTTCAGACTTCAAAACAAAGGCTGCTACAATCTTTGAAGCACGTGTATTTGACCGTGTAGCACAGATTCAAGAACAAATGGAAGCAGAATATGCTGGCATGTTGGCTGAGGCTGTTGAAGAAATCAAAGCAGAACTTACAGAAAAGGTAGATGATTACCTAAACTACGTAGTAGAGCAGTGGATAGATGAAAACGAAATCGCTATTGAAAGCGGTCTGCGTTCAGAAATCACAGAAGACTTTATTGCTGGTCTGCGTAATCTTTTTGCTGAAAACTACATTAACGTTCCAGAAGATAAAGTCGAACTGGTAGATGAACTTGCATCTAAAGTTGAAGAACTGGAAGTTAAACTGAATGAAGAAATTGAAGCAAATATTCAGTACAAAAAACAACTTACTGAAGCAATCAAAGTACAACTGGTAAATGAAGTTTGTGAAGGTCTCACAGCAACTCAAGTAGAAAAAATTAAATCACTTGCAGAGAGTGTAGATTTTTCCACAGAGGAAGAATATAAAGAAAAACTTGAGACAATTCGTGAGAATTACTTCCCATCTGGCGTTAAGAAAGCCGATGCTGCACAACTTCATGAAGAAGTAGAAGACGATGGTAGCGAAAAGAAAACTGCCGCTGACCCATACGTTGCTTCAGTTGCACAAGCGATTTCAAAAATCAAACTTTAAATAATAACAAAAGGAGATACAATAATGTATTTGTCTGAAAATCTACAAAACAAATGGGAAAGCGTTCTGGATCATCCAGATATGCCTAAGATTGCTGACCCATACCGCAAAGCAGTCACAGCGGTAATTCTTGAGAACCAAGCTCAAGAAATGATTAAAGAATCTGGTATTCTGCAAGAAACAGGTTCACCAACTAACTTTGCTGGTACAGGTGGTTTCGGTGGCGGTGCTGCTGCTGCTGGTCCTGTTGCTGGTTTTGATCCAATTCTGATCAGTCTGGTTCGTCGTTCACTGCCAAACCTGATTGCTTATGACGTTTGCGGCGTTCAGCCAATGACAGGTCCTACAGGCCTGATCTTTGCAATGCGTACACGTTATGCTGGTCAAACTGGTACAGAAGCATTCTACAACGAAGCAAACACAGCATTCTCAGGTGCTAATGGTGCAATCGTTGCTTCTTCAATGAGCATCGCTGGTAACACAACTGACTATCTGTTCGTTGGTAACGCTGCTCCAACAGGTGCTATGACAACTGGTTCTGCTGAAGCACTGGGTGATGGCGCTGCTGGTAACACATTCCAAGAAATGGCATTCTCAATTGAGAAAGTCACTGTAACAGCACGTACACGTGCGCTGAAAGCAGAATACTCAATGGAACTGGCACAAGACTTGAAAGCAGTTCATGGTCTTGACGCTGAAACAGAACTGGCTAACATTCTGTCCGCTGAAATTCTTGCTGAAATCAACCGTGAAGTTATCCGTACAATCTACAGAATCGCTAAACCAGGTTGCCAAGCAGGTACAACAACTGCTGGTGCATTTAACCTTGACACAGATTCTAACGGTCGTTGGATGGTTGAAAAGATTAAAGGTCTGGCATTCCAGATTGAGCGTGAAGCAAACCAAATTGCTAAGACAACTCGTCGTGGTAAAGGTAACATCGTTATCTGTTCTTCAGACGTAGCTTCTGCTCTGGCGATGGCTGGTATTCTTGACTACAACTCAGCACTGGCTGGTCAAGTATCACTGACAGTTGATGACACTGGTAACACATTTGCTGGTACAATCTTCGGTCGTATCAAAGTCTACATCGATCCATACTTCCCAACAGGCTCAACATCTGAGTTTGCTGTAGTTGGTTACAAAGGCACAAACGCATATGATGCTGGTATGTTCTACTGCCCATACGTACCGCTGCAAATGGTTCGTGCAGTTGACACTGGTACATTCCAGCCAAAAATTGGCTTCAAGACACGTTATGGTCTAGTTGCTAACCCATTTGCTGAAGGCACAACACAAGGTCTTGGTACTCTGAACACTCAGAGCAACAACTACTATCGTGGTTTCCGTATTGCGAACCTGATGTAATTTGTTTCTTAGCAGATGAAGTCACCGTTAAGAGTGACGACTTCAAAGAGGCTCCTTCGGGAGCCTCTTTTTTATGGTGCATAAATACACATATGACAGTTCTAACACGCAACCCTACAAATCCAAATAGCCTACAGCCTAACAAGTTTACGCTGAATTTGGCTCGCACACCCAATCTGCAATACTTTGCACAGACGATTTCTTTGCCTGGTCTTTCTACATCAGAAATACCTGTACAAAACCCGTTCGTTGAATTGTATGCACCTGGTGAAAAAGCAATCTATGATGTATTGAATGTTACCTTTATTGTTGATGCTGAACTGTTATCTTGGTTAGAAATACATGATTGGCTTCGTGCTTTAACATTCCCGACAGAGTATGAAGAATATCAAAACTTGGCAAAACTGAATCAATTTGCTTCAGCAGTGCCAACAAAAACACCACAGTATTCTGACGGTGCAGTAACAATTCTATCTGCATCCAATAAGCCATATTATCGTTTCAACTTCAAAGATTTATTTCCAATATCACTTTCTGGTTTTGTTATGTCATCTACCGACACACCAGACACAATCATTACAGCAGACGCCACATTCAGATTTACCTATTATAACGTAGAAAAATTATTCTAATTGTGATATACTCCTAATAGGAGGTATAATATGAGCAAACTTGACGAAGTATTACAAATGTGGACTGCGGATTCAAACATTGACCGCACTGAACCAGGTAAGGCACTGATTGATATTCCCAAACTACATTCAAAGTATCTGAACATTCTTTCTTCACATCGGTTATTGGCCAAAGAAGCAGAGTTCAACTACAACAAATGGCGAAAGCTAAAATGGGAATACTACACTGGTAGACTTGATGAAGAAGAACTTGAGAGTCGTGGTTGGCAACCATTTCCATACACACTCAAATCCGAAATCAATACATACTTAGAGGCAGATGAAGATATCAATAAGTACCTTGCAAAGAAGTTATTGCATGAAGAAATTGTTGAGGTCTGTCAGGCAATATTAAAAGAATTGAACAATAGGACTTGGGAGTTAAGGTCCTTTATTGATTGGGAAAAATTCATACAAGGTGTCTGATTTAATTTTACGTAAACAGAATGAAGCATTTATCAAGTTTGAGTGTGAAAGAAACATTGCACAAGAACTTGCAGACTACTTTACTTTCTTTGTACCTGGTTATCAGTTTATGCCAGCGTACAAGAATCGTTTATGGGATGGACGCATAAGACTTGCTGACTTACGTACATACACTATCTATCATGGACTTGTGCCTTACATTGAGAAGTTTTGTGAAGAGAGAGGTTACAAACTTGAGATTGATGCTGCTGTAACTAACGCTGAAAGTTTCTCAGCAATAGAGGCCAATGAGTTTCTGGAGCAACTTCATTTGGACAAGACCATTATAACAGAAGGTGTAAGGGAGTATCAATACAAAGCCTTCTTATTTGCCGTTAGAAACAAAAGAATGTTATTATTGTCGCCGACCGGTTCAGGTAAGTCGTTGATACAATACTTGATACTAAGGTACTTACAACACAAAGGTTACAAGAAAGGACTTTTAATTGTTCCTACAACTTCTCTTGTTGAGCAAATGTATTCTGATTTTGAATCTTATGGTTACGATGCCGCAAACTATGCCCATCGACAGTATTCAGGAAAAGATAAGCATACGGATAGATTTCTGACAATCACCACCTGGCAATCTATCTACAAGAATCCTCCCGAATACTTTGAACAGTTTGATTTTGTTTTAGGTGATGAAGCACATCAGTTCAAGGCCAAGTCATTGACTACTATTATGACTGGTTTGAAGAATGCAAAGTACCGTATTGGTTGCACAGGTACAATTGATGGTACACAAACTCACAAATTAGTGTTAGAGGGTTTGTTTGGTCCTGTGTATCAATCTACAACTACGGCTAAACTGATTGAGAACAAACAACTGGCAGACTTCCGCATCAAGTGTTTGGTATTGAAATATCCTGATGAAGTGTGTAAACTATCCAGAGGTTGGGACTATCAATCCGAAATAGACTACATAGTTAGAAGTGCTTCAAGAAATGAATTCATTCGCAACCTTGCATTGTCACTTGAAGGTAACTCACTTGTACTATTCAATTTGGTAGAAAAACACGGCAAGCATCTTCACAAAATGATTGAAGAGAAAGCTGGCAATAGACATGTTTTCTTTGTGTATGGTGGCACAGATGTTGAAGTTCGTGAGCAAGTTCGTGCCATTACAGAAAAGCAAAATGATGCTATTATTGTCGCATCATACGGTACATTCAGTACGGGCATCAATATTCGTAATCTTCATAATGTTGTTTTTGCTTCACCGTCTAAATCAAGGGTAAGAAATCTACAGTCAATCGGCAGAGGTCTTAGAATAGGTGACAACAAAACTGAGGCTGTCCTATATGACATAGCAGATGATTTTCGTATAGGTAAACATGTTAATTACACGTTGCAACATCTACAAGAACGTGTTAGAATATACGATGAAGAAAAATTCAAATACAAGTTTTACAATATAGAGGTCAAGAATGCATAACGTAAAGCTAATAAGAATGCAATCTGGTGAAGATATCATGGCTTCTATGTTTGAGGATGATAACTCAGATCAAATACAATTGAATGATCCCATGCGTATTGTGTTTCGCCGTTTGCCTACTGGTCAAACAGTTATGATGATGATGCCTTGGTTGCCAGTTGAATTGATAAAAGAAAACTCTGCAATGATTTATTATTCAGACATTGTGACTGTTGTTGAACCCAAAGAATCAATGATACGATATTATGACAAACTTGTTGAACGTACAATTGAAGAAATGGCTGATTCAGATAAGATGATAAACAATCTTCTAGAAGAGCAAGAAGGTGAAGAAGAACAAAATATAGAACAACAAATTATGGATGAAGTGCTTCAAAGTATACATGAGGCAAAAAACAAGAAACTACATTAATAGGAATTTTCGTTATGTCAAAAGTGGTGACATTTGTTATACCAAGCAGTGCTTCACAAGCATATCAAGAACTTGCTAATAAGTATTCGGCTATTGAGCCACCAACATGGGCATTACTATTAGCAAATGCTGTTCGTGTCGAAGGTCATGACCCATGTATTCTAGACTTTGATGCTGACCCAGCAAGAGACATAGAGTTTGCTGCACATAAAATTGCTGACACTGGCGCAGACATAGCAGTATTTGTTCTCTACGGACAAAATCCAAACTCAGGCACCACAATGATGATTGGTGCATCTAGACTAGCAACACAACTTAAACTCTCACACCCATCAATCAAAACAGTCTTCATTGGTTCACATGCATCAGCGTTACCATATGATGTGATTGGTTTACCGTACGTTGATTTTGTTTTTATCAATGAAGGTGTATACGGTCTTCTAGACTTACTTCAGACAAACTACAAAGACAATTTAGATAAAGTTCGTGGTCTTGTTTATAAGAAACAAGGCTTTGCTGCTACAGGTGCGCCGGGTGAGATTGTACAAACAAAAGATATGGACCGTGTGATGCCCGGCTACGCATGGGATTTGTTACCAAAGAAAAGAAAATTACTAGACAAGTATCGTGCCCATTATTGGCACAACTATTTCAAAGATGATGGTCGCACACCGTTTGCTGCTATTTCTACTTCACTAGGTTGTTCATTTGGTTGTAACTTCTGTATGATTAATATTGTGAATCGTACATCATATGAACAAGGCACAGTTTCATCTGACTCACGTGGTATGCGTTTCTGGTCACCTGAATTGATGCTCAAAGAGTTTGAATATTTGTATGAGAATGGTGTTCGTACTGTCCGACTTACTGATGAGATGTTCTTTTTAAACAGAAAGTATTATATACCAATTCTTGAAGGTATCAAACAACGTGGTATGGACTTTAATTTTTGGGCTTACGCACGTGTTGACTCTGTACGCAAGGATCAATTAGAATTGTTCAAAGAAGCAGGTGTAAATTGGTTGTGTCTTGGTATTGAAGCAGCAAATCAAAATGTAAGACTTGAGATTGAAAAAGGTAAGTTTGAAGATGTAGATATTCGTCGTGTTGTTGCCGATGTCAAAGCAGCAGACATCAACATTCTTGGTAACTATATGTTTGGTTTTCCAGAAGATACAATGGAAACAATGCAAGAGACACTAGACTTGTCACTTGAATTGAATACCGAACATGCTAACTTCTACGCTGCAATGGCATTGCCAGGCAGTCCATTGTATATGTACGCCAAGAACAATGGTTGGGATTTACCAGAGAAGTTTGAAGAGTTTGCATTCTTATCTTATGATTGCAAACCATTACGCACAAAGACATTGACTGGTGCCGAAGTCTTGAAGTTTCGTGATGAAGCATGGCACAAATACTTTTCACATGAACCATTTCTGAATCTTGTTGAGACAAAGTTTGGTGAAGACTCAAGACGCAATCTTGTTGAAATGTCAAAGATTAAATTGAAACGAAAAATACTTGGAGATTGATTATGGATTTGCAAAGAAAAGCAAACTTATATCGCAAAGAATTATTTGAGAAGTTTGTTGAAGTAAAACAAGGACATCCTGGTTCTACTTTCTCAATGCTGGAGATTGTCACCACATTGTATCATGGTGGTTATGTTGGCTTTGAAGATAAAGTTATTATCAGCAAGGGTCATGCAACAGTAGCATTGTATCCTATTCTGCGTGACTTCAATATTATTCCTCAAGAAGATTGGGATAATTGGGGTAAAGGTAAACCAACATGTCTTCGTGTGTTTGGTAACATTTCTATACCTGGTATCGACATGACATCAGGCTCACTTGGTCATGGTATTGGTGTCGGTGCTGGTATGGCAATTGCTAATCCAAACAGTCACGTTCACGTTGTTATTTCAGAAGGTGAACTGTATGAAGGTTCAACATGGGAAGCATTGTTGTTTGTTGCTCATCACCAAATCAAGAATATGACAATCTTTATTGACATCAACAATCTTATCATTCTTGGTAAGACAGATGATTGTTTGATGCTCAATAGTATTCGTGAAAAGTTGTCTGGCTTTCCATTTGACATACACTCAGTTGATGGGCATAATACAAAAGAAATTATGAATGCTTTAGATGAAGCAGCATATCAACCAAAAATTGTTTTGTGTCATACAGTCAAAGGTAAAGGCTTCTCATTGATGGAGAACAAACCTGAATGGCACTACATGCAACCAATTACACCAGAAGAAATTGAACAATGCCGCAAGGAGATTAATGATGTTACAGCGTGATGCATTCATTGAAGAGATAAACAAAAGACTACAAACAGACAGAGACATTTATTTTTTATCTGCTGACTTTGGTGCAGCAGCATTAGATTCTCTGCGTGAAACTTATCCAGACAACTTTATTCATTGTGGTATCTCAGAACAAGCAATGATTGATATTGCAACTGGACTGGCATTACAAGGTAAGAAAGTATTTTGTTATGCGATGGCACCATTCATTTCTCTTCGTGCGATTGAACAAATCAAATGTGGACCATCAATGATGAATCTACCAATTGCAATTCTTTCAGTTGGTATTGGCATTGGTTATGCTGATGCTGGTCCTACACATTACATCACCGAAGATTTTGCTTGTATGCGTTCGGTACTTAATCTCAACATCTATACGTTGTCAGATGCTAGTTCAGCAAAACGATTGGTAAATAAACTATTAGACAAACCTGAGTTATGTTATGTTCGTTTTGATAGACATGATCAACCAGAACTGCCTGTCACAAATTTCACACAAGACTTAACTTATCGTTTGATGGGCGACACTGTTACTTCAAAGAAAGTTCTTGTGATTGGTTCCGGTAAGATGTCACATGTTATTGCCGATGCCTACAAAGAAAACCCTGACAAAATTGTTGGTGTTGATTTGATTCGTGCCAAACCATTTCCAAATACATTAAATATGTTGCTTCAAGAATGTGGTGGTGTGATTGTAATTGATGAACAAACACCATGTGGCTCTTTAGGTGCTGCTGTGCTTGAAGCAATGTCAGAAAGAAACTCACTGAATAAAAAAGTAAAAGTGATTACACTACCAGAAGAGTATTTGTTTGAGAACGGTGGTCGTGATTACTTATTGAAGAAACATGGTTTGAGTAAAGAAAATATTATTAAGACACTGAATGATAATTTCTAAAACTCCTTATCGTCTTTCTTTGTTTGGTGGTGGTACAGACTATCCAGATTGGTTTCAGTCAAGGCAGACTAAAATCATATCTGCTGCTATGGCGCATTATTGCTATATAAATCTAAAAGTTTTACCACCTTATTTTGATTATGTAAACAGAGTTATTTACTCTAAGATTGAGAGCGTATCAGATGTTTCACAAATAGACCATCCTTCTGTAAGGGAGTGTTTGAAATATTATGGTATACCTAACGGCGTTTCTATTACTCACGATGGCGATCTTCCTGCTCGTTCTGGCATTGGATCATCTTCTTCATTTACTGTTGGACTGATTCATGCCATACTCACATTACAAGGTAAATTACCAACACCATATGGCCTAGCACTAGATGCTATCAATATAGAACAAAATTATATTGGTGAATCTGTCGGTGTTCAAGATCAAATTATGGCAGCATATGGTGGCATCCGTGTTCTTGAACTTTCTGGTGCAAACATGAATGTTCGTGATCTAAGAATCAAAGATGATTATGTCTTAGACCTAGAAGAACACATCATGCTAGGTTTTTCTGGTATTGATAGATTTTCAAATGTACATGCCAAGCAACAAGTTGATGCAATCAAAGAAGGTAAGTCTAAAAAATTACTTGAAGAAATTACAACAATTACCGAAACAGCATTGCATATTTTTGAAAGTCATGGTAAAATAAAAGAGATAGGTGAACTACTGAAGTATCAGTGGAGTCGCAAACGACAACTCACGAACACTGTTACAACTGATTACATAGATACAATATACAATAAAGCCATCAATGCTGGCGCATACGGTGGCAAATTGATGGGTGCAGGTGGTGGTGGTTTCTTTATGTTTCTTGCACCACCTGATGCACATGAAAGAATCAAACAAGCAATACCTGAAATCAATGTATGGGTGCCTTTTAGATTTGATTTTGAAGGCTCAAAAATTATAATGGAGTGATGATGAAGTACCCTCTAATGTCAGATAATATTACTAGAGAAGATTTAGATTTGGTAATAGAACACCTTAAAAAAGATAATCCTAAACTTACAAACGGTCCAGAGTGCTATGCTTTTGAACAAGCATGGAGCAAATGGTTAGGTGTAAAATACTCTGTGTTTGTTAACTCAGGTGCTTCTGCTAATCTTTTATCAATGACAATGTTGAAGATTAAACATCCAGAAGGTGGTGAAGTCATCGTACCACCATTTACATGGGTGTCTGACATTGCATCTATTCTTCAATGTGGTTTCACACCAGTGTTTGTTGACATTGATTTAGATACACTTGGTATGAATGAGTTTGGCATACTCAATGCGATTACTGACAAAACACGTGCAGTATTTATTACGTATGCACAAGGCTTTGATTGTTTATCTGGCAGAGTATTGGAAGTGCTACGTCATCGCAACATACCTTTAATTGAAGATGTGTGTGAATCACACGGTGCAACACACAATGGTAAATTACTTGGCAGTTATGGTTGGATGTCAAATTTCTCATTCTACTTTGCACATCACATGTCTACTATTGAAGGTGGCATGGTATGTACAAATGATGAAGAAGTTTATCGCACAGTTCGTATGCTTCGTTCACATGGCATGGTTCGTGAATGTGGTGACTGGATAATGG